CGCGCCAGTCGCATGGGTCTTCTTCGCCTTTTTTGTCAGCGGGATGAAGTTAGGGCCGCTAGTTGAGAAGCCCTTCTCATGGTAGATGCCGTAGATAAACCCCTGCATAGTTACGGATACGCGTGCCGGGCCAGTCTGCTCGGCTTTTGCTTGAATTGACCGCATGAGATCCCCGGTAGCGCGAAGGGGTTGTTCCCCGTTTCGGTAAGACTGCCCAGTCATCTTGTACTCGGTCACCATGACGTTCTTTACAACGAACGAGCCGTCCTTCTTCTTGCGGCTGACCGCCTTGAGGACTTGACGCGTTGCGCTGGCTGTTTGCCCCTCCCGGGGCTTCTTGGTCGTCCAGAACTCGCCCGATATGGGCTTGAGCGCCGCGAGGGCAACCGTCTCCCCGTTCGGGCCGCGTCCTTGGCTCTTGTCAATGTGCTTCTTGGCGTAAGCGGAGATAGCCGCCGCAATGCCATTGCGGACAGACTCGTTGGCAAGCGCCTTGGATACTCGTTTACGCCACGGCTCCACGTCAGCGCCCCGGCATCGTGTTCGGGAGGCGAGGACGGAAGAAAGCGGAGTTGCTTACCCCGTTGTACCACGCGAGCGTCTGCAATGGGGTGGCTTGCACCGCTGGCACGCCCGCACTAGCCGCCTTGGCGACCGTACCGAATATCATCTTCCCGTCCCGGAGTGCTTCCAGCATTGAGTACGCCTGCTTGAGACGCTGCTCCACGGCTGGGGTGATCTTCATGGCGCGGCGCTGAAAGAGCGCCTCAACCGCCAAGTCAACTACGAGCGTCATCAGCAGGGGGTCGTGAGCCGCTGAGAGCGTCGTTAAATCCAAATCGGTGTAGATGTTGCCTACACGCGTGTACGCCTGCACGATCCCCGTAGCGCGTTCTAGCGCGTGCGTAGTGACCGGGTTGGAGCCGAGCATGGGACTACCGAGGTCGCTGCACAGTTGTGCAATGATCTGAGCGTCGAGCGCGGCTTCCAAATCGGCGTAGGTGGCGTATGCGGTCATGTGTTCCGCCTAGAGAGGGGGGTGGGAACCGAAGTCCCCACCACCCTCATCCTGAGAGGCTGAATAATCAGGCGATGACGCTGCCACACAGGAACCCAGAGACTGGAGCAACCAGTTCCGAGGTGCTGTTGTCAATGACGCGGCCCTCAATACGGCGATCCTTCGGATCGTCCCAGTTCTCAACCGTCATATCTTCAAAGGCGAAGATTTGGCAGGTGCTGAACGAGGTAGAACCTTCGACACCAATCAAGCCACCGGGGCGGCTCACGAAGATTGCCGAGTTGCCGTACACGAATGAACGAGTTGCCGAGGCTGCGCCCTTGCGGGTCGTAATCTTGACCGAGTCGTCAACGACAACTGAAACGCCGAACAGATTTGGCGGGAGGCCGTAACGGCTGAAGATGTCAGAGCCTTGCAAGAATGGCAAGGCTGCTGGGTAGTTCTTCACATAGTTACGGATTTCTTCCGCCTGTGAGATGATGTTTGCAACGGTCGGACTGATGACCATGCAAATGTCTTCACTACGAACCGCGCCACCAGTAGCAAGCGAGATGCGCTGGAGCGCGTCTTGGATACTTGCCTGAATGATGTTGCTGCTTGAACTTGTCCAAACGCCCTTCCAACCACTAGCAACAGACTGATAGTTGCCAGCTGCGGTGAACGACGCAATCGCTGCGGCGTTGGTCAGCGCGGTAGCCGTTCGCATTGAGCGAGCGGTCATAGCGAGCTGTGCCTTGCTGCGAGCGTGCTGGGCAACGATGTCCCACGCGGCTTGCTTAACCGTCTCGTTCGGAATGTAGAACGGGAAGGCAAAGCGTTGAGCCGTGAAGGTAACGAAGTCATGCTCGTTCATCTTGCCGACCGGGCGGTCGTTACCAAGAGGCCAAGCGAATTCGTTAACGTCGGTCACGCGCACGTTGTCGTCTGAATTAAGACGCAGGTAGTACCCTGTCTGCTGATTGCAGGCAACGATTTGAGCGTAACGGGTGATGGCAAACGAATTCACCGCACGGGTGAACTCAACTTGGAGAGCGCCAGTTGCGAGCGCGTTGGTGGAGGGGACGTAGGTATTTAGACCGCCTCCGACTGTTACATAGGCCATTTGATGACCTCCTTTCGAGTGCTAATTAGGCGATCCCACGGGTGGCTGGGAGGCGGTAAGCCCAGAAGATGACACCATCAGCGGCGGCAGGTTCAAGGGAGACGAACATCGGAATAGTTCCGGTGGTGGCTGCGGTGATTGCCTTGCCTCCGGTGGTTGGCATCAAGCCAGTACCAGCGTTGGTGATTGCCGCACCAGCTTCGATCTGCACGCAGTTCGATGGCTGAAGGGAAATCGGGTCGGCGACCGTAGTTGACGTAGCCGCAAGTGCATGAGCGGTAGCGTCGAATCGACGGGTTGAGCCGTCGGTTACACCGCAAACGTAGTCGGTCACGGCCGTTGCTGGAGCGCCAGCAAAGCTAACCGTCGAAGACGAGAAAACCTTGCAGATGCGGAAGGGGTTGATGTCAGCGCCAGCGACGAGATTTGGAGAGAATTGAAGCATTGTTGTTTCCTTTTAGCCCTTCATCCGGGCGTTGATTGCCTTGGCAAATTCTTCTGGTTTGCCAGCAAATTGCTTGACCAATGAGCCAACTTCACCAATGTCCATGCCACGCGGCAGGGCTGCTCGGCTCATATCAATCTTGGTTCCGATTGGGTCGCGGGCGAACAGGTCGCGCCATGACTCAAGGAGAGCGACTGGGTTACGGGAGGCCTGCAACTGACCAACAAGCGCCTCGCGCTGTGAGTCTGGGATGCGGTAGCCCTCCTGCTCCATGATCTCCACTTCGCGCTCAAACTTCTCGCGCTTCAACTCGGCTTCAAGACGGGCGAACCGCGACTTGAGGCGAGCGTTTTCCGAACGAAGAGCGTAGGTCGAACGACGGCTGGCAATGACGGATTCGTCTTCCATTTCGTCCTCTTCGCCTGCCTCAACGTCATGGCTCTCGATGTCGATGTGGACTTGACCGTCTTCCTCGGCCATCTCGTCCTTCATCTCATCGTCGTCCGCAGCCATCTCGTCCTTATCGTCCGAGTCGTCCGCGAACTTCTTCTTCATCATGTCCGAGAGTTCGGAGATGGCGCACTTCATGGCCTCCAACTCCTCGCGCATATCGTCGCTGGATGCCATGCTGGCCTCCTCCTTGGTAGTCGTCGGGACAAAGGTATTGAGTCCGCCACCAGCCCCGACGAGGTCATGGTTGGACTTTGAACAAGTGATCTTCTCGCCCTTGCGGGTGAAATGGGTGTCCGGGAGGGGGCGGCGCGGGGTTTCACGCCCGAGCAGCGCCACCTCGGATAGGTGGTTTGAGCCTGACCAGATCTCAGCCGACCGACGCGGGAATGCGTTGGTGGCAATGAAGCGGTCGAAAATATCGCGGTTGACTTCCATGTCGCCCACAATGTACCCAATTCCATCGCGTTCTTCGTAGGAAATTGTGGGGAATCGACCGACAGCCGACTTCGGTTCCTTGCCGTCCTTCTCGTGCATGATGACAAGGCGAGGGAACGAGCCTCGAGCCATATGCTTGCGCGTCGATGCAACGATGTCCTTCAGGCGCTTGTTGTTGAACCGCTTGAGTTCTGGGTCAGCCTCGCCGTCGTCGATGGCCGGGTCAAACGCCATGAACAGCTCGACGCGCTCAATCATTACCTTGTCGCCGTCTTCGGCAACGGTGTGAGATGTCTTTGCGTTCACGATCTTCTCCTCTTTGCGGTCGAGTTCCTTGTCCTTGCGCTCTGCCCAAGCCTTGCCCGCATCGCCGCCCCATAGGAGCCAAGCGATATACCCGGCGGAATCCTTGCCCCAACCCTCGCCTTGCTTGTCAATCTCGTGCCGAGCGAAGTAGGACACCATGCGACGCACGGTTTCGGGGGACAGGTTCGCCCGGTTCTTGATGTCACGCGCCCGGGCTACGCCGATCTTCGTGCCACCGCGACCATGCTTTTCGCGCAGCTCAAGGCCACGGGCAGCATTCGATGCCATCTCGGTGGTTGGCTTCAGGTCGATCATTAGGTGGTTAGCCCTTGGATTTGACCGTCACTTAGACGCGCAGGGAAATACTTGAGAGTGCGAATGCTGTTGTTGAGCATGACGGTCGTACTGGTGATGCTCGTCCCGTTCGTGGACGGGCCGCCAATACTCAGCCACGTTGGGGCGGCACTAAACGCCAGCGTCCCGGTAGCGACCGTACCGCCGTTCAGGCACAGGCTAGTAGCCGTCCCGTTGTAACTGAATGCACCCTTTGCCAACGCGCCTGCGGTCAGGCTATTTGCCGTTGTGACGGTCGCCACAGCGTTGAAGTCTGCGAGCCGCAACGTGAGCGCTGAGGCGGTTTGGTACATATGCAAGTGCTGAGTCAATACGTCGTTTGTTGCGATCACCGTGCGGGCGGTTGCGCTTGACGCGTTGCCGTACCAGTTAGCAACGAACGTACCCGTTGTTCCGCCCGTGTACCACGAGCTGAAGTTCGTCCCGGCGGCAATGATGGCGGTGTCAACGGCGCGGGTGACGGTACTTGCAACCGTAGGGATGTACGAGGATGCATCACCGAGTTCTAGTTGTGCGCCCCAAACCAACAAACCCTTAACAGGACTTGTTGCTGTATAGAACGGTTGATTACTACCGCCAAACAATGTCGAATTTTCACTAAGCATTACTACTGGATAACACG